CACTGTTTCGTAACCATCCTCAGTATTTTTGTAATTCTTTGTTCTTATTTACGAAAACGTCGGTACTTATGCACAACTACCGACACAATTTCAGATTAATCATGGGTCCCATACCACCCCAAAAATTTTCTAAAAAAATTCTGGCAATTCTTTGTCTAATGCTATACACTGCAAGTGTTGGTGGAAACGGATTAGCCCCGTGGGGTTTTTCTTGTGTTCAATTGCGACCCCCACCCTGCTTCATGGGAGCCACCAACAAAAATTTGGCGGGTAGGTCAAGTTGACCCGGACGGTCTCATAAGCCGTACCGAGCGTGGAGCGTTACCACGACCCGCAACCAGAATGTTGGCGGTAGCGTAATAGGAAACCTGTGCGCGCAGGATTGGGAGAACCCGGTCGCCGCTGACGCCTTGCATAAGCCGAAGGCTCGACGCTTAATCTACCGCGTCTGAGGTGCGCCTACCAAGAAACAGAAAGGCATAAAAAAACCCCAGCCATTTCTGACTGGGGTTTTGAAAGAAGGCCCGGAAAAGCCCCCCAAAGGAGAAGCAATGAAGCAACTGCTTGCAACACTACCGGAAGTGAGTGTACACTACCAGCACCGGGACCGCAACCCGCAACCTTCTTAGGAACAAATGCTCGATCACTTGCTGGATTTTGAACCTCCTGTGCAACCGCACAACCCCCGCGCCGCCAAGGCGTTGGACAAGGCTTCGCCAGACGAAATCCTCAACGCACAAGTAAACACCACCGCATGGATGGAAAAGCTCGGCATCGACGACGATGACCAAGCGCTAAAGGAAGCCAACACCAAGGCTGCCCAAAAAGTCTTCACAGCTCTGGCCACAGCCGCGCCAGCACAGGAAACGAAGACACAGCTCACCACAATCAAAACGCCAGAGGCAGTGCGCCATCTGGTAGCCATGCTGTCCGCATACGACTGGGAGTTCGTTGAGCAGGCCAAGAACCTGCGCGGCATGGCCGTGGCCAAGATTTTGGAGGAGACAAACCACCCCGACGCCCGGATCCGCCTGAAAGCGCTGGACATGTTGGGGCGCGTGACTGAGGTGGCACTGTTCACCGAGCGCGTCGAGGTCAAGCAAACGGACATGAGCGACAGCGAAATTGACAAGAAGATCAAGGAGAAGCTCAACAAGTTCATGGGGGTCGTGGACGTTGAAGATGTGAGCGATGTAAGTGAGCAACCACTAACTAACGACGATGAATCTGAGCAAACTCAACCTGACGCCTAAAGAGGCCAAGGCCCTTCAAGCCGCGCTCCCCACCATGACGGTGGCGGAGAAGATGGAGCTTATGGACATGCTCGAGGAGCGCGAGCGCCGCCAGTCGTTGTACAGCGCGCGGGACAACATGATCGGCTTTGCCAAGCATGTCTATCCGGGATTCAAGGTCGGGCCGCAGCACAGGAAGCTGGCCAAGATTTTCCAAGACGTGATCGAGGGTAAGAAGAAACGCGTCATCATCAACATCGCGCCACGTATGGGTAAGTCTGAGTTCAGCTCCTACCTGTTCCCTGCTTATTTTTTAGGCAAGTACCCCAACAAGAAGATCATCATGGGCACCCACACCGCGGGGTTGTCAGAGGACTTTGGCCGCAGGGTGCGTAACTTGATTGACACCGAGGAATACCATGAAATATTTCCAAACACGCAAGTCGCCGCAGACCAGTCCGCAGCAGGCAAGTGGTCAACTGCGCTGGGTGGCCAGTACTATGCGGCAGGTGTGGGCGGAGCGCTGGCCGGTCGTGGTGCCGACCTGTTTGTTATTGATGACCCTCACTCTGAACAAGACGTAAAAATCAACTCGCGTCTAGCGTTTGACACGGCGTGGAATTGGTTCCAAACGGGCCCTCTGCAGCGCTTGATGCCGGGCGGTGCGATCATCGTCATCATGACAAGGTGGTCCTTGCTGGACCTAACTGGCCGCTTGATTGACTACCAGACCAAAAACCCCGAGTCCGTGCCATGGGAGATTGTTGAACTCCCCGCCATATTGAACGAAGGTGAGGAAAACGAGAAATCCTTGTGGCCAGAACAGTGGCCCCTTGAGCTATTGAAGGCTACCAAGGCGTCGATCGACCCGCAGTACTGGAATGCGCAGTACATGCAGCAGCCAACGAGCAACAACGCGGCGATCGTGTCGCGGAAATCGTGGCGAATCTGGGAAAGTGACGAGCCGCCTGAGTGCGATTACGTGATTCAGTCATGGGATACGGCGTTTGAGACGAAAAACCGGTCCGACTACAGCGCGTGCACCACGTGGGGCGTCTTCTACAACGAGGAAGAGAACATGAAACCGCAGGTAATCCTGCTGGATGCGTTCAAGGACCGCATGGCCTTCCCAGAACTGAAGCAAATTGCGCTGAAACACTACCGTGAGTGGGACCCAGACGCATTTATTGTGGAAAAGAAGGCTGCTGGCGCACCGCTGATTCAAGAATTGCGCAACATGGGCATACCGGTGCAGGAATTCAGCCCGTCCCGCGGCAACGACAAGATCGTTCGCTTGAATGCAGTGGCTGATTTGTTTACATCGGGCAGTGTGTGGGCCCCTGACACCCGCTGGGCGAGAGAAGTGATCGAAGAAGTGGCGGCTTTCCCCAACGGCGAGCACGATGACTTCGTGGATACGACGTCTCAGGCGCTCCTGCGTTTTCGACAAGGTGGGTTTATTTCACTAGAATCCGACGAACCCGATGAACCGCGCTACTTCAAGCGCACAACCCACGCTTACTATTAAGGACCGCCATGGCCACCAACATCGACAAAGCTCTTTTCCAGCAGCCGCAAGGCATAGAGGAACTAGCGCAGGAACACGAGCCTATTGAAATCGAAATCATCGACCCAGAAGCGGTCAACATCGAGGTAGGCGACCTCGAAATCAGCATGCACCCCGAGAAAGACGAAGAAGGCTTTGACGCCAACTTGGCCGAAACGCTGGACACGTCGGTACTGGAGTCCTTGGCTGGTGACTTGGACGGCGACATCAAAAACGACCTTGGCTCACGCAAAGAGTGGGAGAAAGCGTACGTTGAAGGTTTAAAGCTTTTGGGCCTTCAGTACGAGGAACGTACAGAACCTTGGAATGGTGCTTGCGGTGTGTTCCACCCCATGATTACCGAGGCTGTGGTTCGGTTCCAGTCAGAGACGATTACCGAAACGTTCCCGGCTCAAGGCCCTGTCCGTACAAAGATCATTGGCAGAGAGACGCCGCAGAAACAAGAAGCCGCCGTGCGAGTCGAAGACGACATGAACTACGAACTGACCGAGGTCATGAAAGAGTTCCGTCCCGAGCATGAGCGCATGCTGTGGTCGCTGCCGGCCACCGGCTCGGCCTTCAAGAAAGTCTACTTCGACCCCAACCTTGGCCGCCAAGTTTCGATGTTCATCCCCGCGGAAGACATCATCCTGCCCTACGGCACCACCGATTTGGACACCTGCTACCGCCTGACCCACGTCATGCGCAAGACAGAGAACGAAATCATCAAGCTCCAGCAAGCTGGGTTCTACCGCGACATCGAGTTGCCTGACCCCACCAAGGAGCAGACCGACATTCAAAAGGCCAAGGATAAGGAAACTGGGTTCAGCGCCAACGATGACGATCGTCATGTGTTGTATGAAATCCACGTTGACCTTGTTCTGAAAGACGACGAGTACTGCGAGTGCAATGACAAGGGCGAACCCATTGGCATCGCGCTGCCATACGTGGTGACCATGTTGAAGGGCACCAACGATGTTTTGGCCATCCGCCGCAACTGGAAAGAAGACGATGCACTCAAGCTCAAGCGACAACACTTCGTCCACTACCAATACATCCCCGGCTTCGGAGCCTACGGCTTCGGCCTCTTCCACCTCATCGGCGGCTACGCCAAGTCAGCCACATCAATCATGCGTCAGCTGGTGGATGCTGGAACACTATCGAACCTCCCCGGCGGCCTCAAGTCACGTGGACTTCGCATTAAGGGTGATGACACACCGATCGCCCCCGGAGAATGGCGCGACGTAGACGTTGGCTCTGGCCAAATCCGTGACTCAATCTTGCCCCTGCCTTACAAGGAGCCCTCTGCCGTTCTGGCTGGGTTGATGGACAAGATCGTCGAGGAAGGCCGCCGCTTCGCCGCTACCGCGGACATGAAGGTGTCGGACATGAGTGCGCAGGCACCGGTGGGCACCACGCTGGCTCTGCTCGAGCGCCAGCTCAAAGTCATGTCAGCTGTACAGGCGCGCATGCACTATGCGTTCAAGCAAGAACTCCAGTTGCTGGCCGCCCTGATCCGCGACTACACCGACGAAGACTACGACTACGAGCCAGAGCGCGGCACGGCCAAGGCCAAGGCAGAAGACTACAACCACGTGGACATCGTACCCGTGAGCGACCCCAACGCGGCAACCATGAGCCAGCGCGTGGTGCAGTACCAAGCTGTGATTCAGATGGCCCAGATGGCTCCTGACATTTACGACCTGCCACAGTTGCACCGCAGCATGCTGGAGGTGCTTGGCATCAAGAACGCTGACAAGCTGGTGCCACTGCCCGAGGACGAGAAGCCCAAGGACCCCGTGTCAGAGAACCAAGCAATCCTCAAGCAAGCCCCTGCCAAGGCGTTTTTCTTCCAAGACCACAAGGCGCACTTGGCTGTGCACATGTCAATGAAGAACGACCCAACGATCGCAGCGTTGATCGGCCAGAACCCCAACGCACCAAAAATCTTGGCTGCGCTGGATGCCCACATTGCCGAACATGCCGGCTACCAGTACCGTCAGCAAATCGAGCAGCAGCTCGGTATGCCCTTGCCTGCCGAAGATTCCAAGCTGCCCCCAGAAATCGAGGTGTCGCTGTCCGGAATGTTGGCGCAAGCTGCCCAACAAGCACTGGCGCAGAACCAAGCCACGGCTCAACAACAGCAAGCACAGCAGATGGCGCAAGACCCTGTTGTACAAATGCAACAGCAAGAATTGCAGATCAAGCAAGGCGAGTTGCAGTTGAAGATGCAAGAGTCACAAGCCAAGATGAAGTTGGCCGAAGCCGAGCTACAGCTCAAGGCACAGGAACTTCAAGCCAAGACCGCCCTCGATGCGGCCAAGGTAGAGAACACCAAAGAACAAACGCAATCACGCATTCGTTTGGACGGTGTAAAAGCAGCCGGCGACATGTACGCCAAACAGCAACAAACCAAGGAGAAGCCAACTAAATGATCCAAGAATTCGCTCGCGTATTGCGCGAACAAATACGCACAGACATGAACAACTACGCCGACGACTGCGCAGGTGGTGCATGCCGTTCCTTTGAGGAATACCAAAAACTTTGCGGGGTGATTCAAGGCCTAGCCACCGCAGAGCGTTACATCCTTGACCTTGCAGAGAAAGTCGAAAAAGCAAATGAGTGAAATCATCCTGCCTCCCGGTATTAGCTTACCGCCCCACATCCAACCCGTTGACGGCCCTGCCGAAGACGCTGATGACGAATCCAAAGCCAGTGCTTTGCCAACCCCCGTTGGACACAAGCTGCTGTGCGTAGTTCCAGAAGTCGATGAAAAGATTGCTGGCACCTCGCTGGACTTGGTTCGTGACATGGCCACATTGCGCCAAGAAGAACATGCCACAACAGTTCTTTTTGTGTTGCGTGTTGGACCTGATGCCTACAAAGACACCGAACGCTTCCCCGGCGGCCCATGGGCCAAAGAAGGCGACTTTGTGCTTGTGCGCACCTACACAGGTACGCGCTTCAAGATATTCGGTAAGGAATTCCGCGTGATTAATGACGATCAGGTGGAGTGTGTTGTGCAAGACCCTCGCGGCTTAACCCGCGCATAAGGAGTAGAAATGGCTGGTCCAAGAGACGAGTTCAAGTTTCCCGATGAAATCGAGGATGACAAGAACGAACTAAAAATTGAGGTGGAGACCGACGACGATGACGTCGAGGTTGAAATCGTAGACGACACCCCTGAAAAGGACCGTGGCCGTCGCCCACTAGAGCGTGAGGTCGAAGACCCCACAGACGAGGAAATTGAGTCATACACCCAAGGTGCCCAAAAACGCATCAAGGAATTGACCCATGCCCGTCACGACGAACGTCGAGCCAAAGAAGCTACTCTGCGCGAGAAACAAGAGCTGGAGCGCCTTGCACAGCAGTTGAT